GCCTGGAACGTGGGCAATCTACCGCAAGCCTGGCGATAGTTGGATCGTCTATGCAGAAGGCACGACGACGCTATCTGAAATCCCGTTCGTGTTTTTCTATGGCATCCGCAAGGGCTTCGGGATTGGCCATGCTCCGCTGATGGAGTTGGCATTCCAGAATATCGAGCATTGGCAATCCCTCTCAGATCAACAGACGATTCTCCACGTTGCCCGCGTTCCTATCCTGACGGTAATTGGCGCGGATTCAGATTCACAAATCACCGTAGGGGCATCCTCTGCCGTAAAGCTCCCCGTTGGCGCGGATATGCGCTTCGTGGAGCATTCCGGGCAGGCAATCGAGGCCGGGCGCAAGTCGTTACTCGATCTTGAGGAACGGATGAGACAGACGGGTGCGGAACTGCTCGTCCTGAAGCCCGGAGACATCACCGCGACTCAGGTTACCGCAGAGAACGAGGCGAACCGCTGTACGCTTCAGAAGATCGTGGAAGTCTTTGAGGATGGGCTAGATCAATGCCTGGAATATATGGCTGATTGGGTTGGCGAGGCTGATGGCGGATCTGTTTCCCTCTTCACCGACTTCGGCGCGGCAACGCTTGGCGAGGCATCGGCTGAATTGCTTTTGAAGGCCAACCAATCCGGCAAACTGTCCGATGAAACGATGTTTGACGAGTGGAAGCGCCGCGGGATTATCTCGCCGGAAAACGACTGGCAAGATGAGCAGGAACGTATCGCGGAACAAGGGCCGGCGCTCGGCATGGTCGAGGAAACGGAACCGATTGAGCCGGTCGAGTCTGCTGCGGAGGATACCGAAGAACCGGATCAAGGAATGGAAGCGGTTACGACTGCACTATCGGACCTCGGGAAGCAGGTTGAAACCCTGACGGCCCAAGTAGCAGAGCCGCAGGTTGCTGAAATCGACCTATCATCCATTGAAGCGCAGATCAGGGCTCTATCTGAGATCGTTGCCAAACTTGCAACAATGCCGCAACCTCAACAACAACCATCGCAGCCGGTCATCATCATGGACAGCAACGGTCAGGTCAAAAAGCAGATTACAATAACCCGCGATGAAAACGGCATCATTACAGGAGCGGACATGGTACCGCAGACAGTCCAATGAACGAGGTACGCCGGGCTAGGGTGAATTGCGAGATTGACCTACTTACATCGGTTCGGGATCGGATTGCGCGGATTCGAGACGATGAGGATAAATCCCTGTCTGGCAATCCGAAATACGGCAACGGGGATAGCGAAGCATCTGACACGCTGTCGGAAGTGAATCACATTCTGCTGATGGTAATTGGCAAACTGGACCGCATCAAAAAACAACCTAACGTTTTGGAGACGCACCGATGACCACGAAATACGCTCAATACACCCAAGACCTCATTCTTTTCCTGTTCGGTGCTGCTGTGGTTCTCATCCTTACCGGCTGCGCCACCACTGACGGCACCCGGCAAGGCCCGACCTTGCAGGAAGTCCGCGATACCGCCTGTCCGATTGTCATTGGCGTTGTGATGGGGTTGCAAGTTGAGCCATCAATCGACCAAGTGACCCGCGACCGTCTCGGCAAGGCGCTACCAGGCATCGAGACGGCCTGCTCATACGCTGGCGACTTCGAGGATTTGAAGGCGCTATCGCAAGTCGCATTTACGCCGCTGATGGCCTATATCGGCGAATCGAACATGACGCCAGAACAGAAGCAGGCAGCCATCATCGCGCTGACCACGGCAAAACTGGTCATCCTGAGCTATCACCCGCCGAAAGTCGTTGAATGAAAAACTACGACGACGTTCTCGGTAACGAGCGGGTCCGCGCTTTCCTTGCCCTGATCCGAAAAACCGAAGGGGCGAACTACAACACCCTGTTTGGCGGCGGCACGTTCGAGGGCTACGCCGACCACCCTCGCCAGCGCATCACCCGCAAGCTAGGCGGGCGCGACCTGACGAGTACGGCTGCCGGCGCCTATCAGTTCCTCGCCCGGACTTGGGATGAGTGCAAGCCCGCGTGCGGACTAAAGGATTTCAGCCCGACAAGCCAGGACATCGCCGCAATCTTTCTCATTGATCGCCGGGAAGCCCTTGGGGATGTTCTAGAGGGAGACTGGAAATCTGCCATCGCAAAGACCAACCGCGAATGGGCGTCGCTTCCCGGCAGCCCATACGGGCAGCCCACGAAGCCGCTGGCGTATTGCCTGACCTACCTGAATACCTTGGCACCCGTCGAGACTGTCTCCGCAGCAGAGCCGCAACCCGCCCTGTCTCTGGTCAAGCGCGTGATGGTCATGCCGTCCTTCCTGTCCGCGCTCAAGTCCGGCGAAGAATTGGTCAATGCCGCCAAGGTCAAGAACATCCAAGGCGTATCCAGCGCACTGGCCGCGCTCCTGATCGCCGGGGCTGCTATTGCGAGGGCATATGGCTACGTACTCCCGATTACCGACGATCAGCTTGGCTATCTTGCTGGCCTTGGCGTTACCTTCTTGTGGAACGCATGGGCAACATTCTCCACTTCAAAAAGAGTGGGTATTGGTGTGCCTGATAATGCCAGCGGCGACGACTCCGGAGTTGCTGAACCCCCAGCAGAACGACCAGCTCCGTCAGGATGGGCTAAAGACATGGGCATTGGGGGGTAAGGTGACATGCACATTCTGACGGATAAATCATGCTAGATGATCACGAGCGCAAGCTGGAAAAAGAGATGGTAGAAGCCGCTAAATCTGTCGCCGACTTTGCAGGCGTTGATAAAGACCCGTTACTGATTATCCTCTGGCGATTGAACCATCAAGATCGCACCTTGGAATCCATCAAGGCCGACCTCGGCATGGTAGGGAAAACCCTCTCCGAACACATAGCCCGTGAAGGCACGATTCAAGAGTCAATCGACGAGATGGTCAGCATGTGGAAAGGCTCCAAAGTCGTCGGAAAGATTCTCACTTGGGGAATCGGAATCGCCGCAGCCATCGGCGCCGCATGGGCATCCGTGAAAAAAGGCTTTTCGTAATTCGCCCGCCCGCAAACCAATCAACACCATGACCACCAAAACCCTTCTTTCATCCGTTATCGCCACGGGTGCCAGCGCCGCGGTTGCACTCAACGGACCAGAATTCACGGCACAGGCGTCCGGCCTTGTCACTGCCACCACCGGCGCTGCGACGGTCAAGATTCAGGTCAGCAACGACAACGCGAACTGGATTGACCTCGGGACCATCACGCTAACCCTCGGCACGTCTGTTACCTCCGATGGCCTGGCAGCGTTTGCTAGGTGGGCATTGGTGCGCGCCAACGTTACGGCGATCAGCGGAACCAACGCCGCAGTGACGGTTACCCTCAAGCAATCATGACCGTCGCCCTCGTCGCCAATATCGCGCGGCCAATATCGAGCGCGCTATCCACGGCCTTCTCGGCTGACAGCTATGGCCTGCTGTCTGCCTACGGCAAGCTCGGCGCGGCTGCCGATCCTGACGCGGTCATCAAGGCGCTATTCGCCAATAGTGAAGTCGGCGCATGGTACGACCCGAGCGACCTGACGACGATGTTCAAGGATCGTGCAGGAAGCACGCCGGTCACTGCGGACGGGCAGACGGTTGGGCTGATTCTGGACAAGAGCAAGGGGCTGGTGCTTGGGCCTGAGTTGGTGACGAATGGAGAGTTTAGTAACGGAACAACTGGGTGGGGCCAAACAAACGCAACATTGTCTGTCTCAAGTGGCGCTCTTCTTGTTAACTCTACAGGAAATTATGGGATTGGATCGTCTAATGGGTTTTCAACAGTTATTGGGCGCACATATAAAACCTCTGTAAAACTTGTTTCCTGTAGCGCAGCAACAGCAAGAATTAGAGTTATCACAGACCCTTATGATTTCAACTCATTAGTTGTGCACTTTGTAAATAGTTCTGCTTGGGTTCCTGGGCAAGTTTTTACACTGTATTTTACGGCAACAACTACAACAACATATATTGCTGCGGTAACGGACGTTAACCCATCATCAATATCAATTGATGATGTAACGTGTAAAGAAATCCCCGGCAACCACGCCACCGCACTATCAGACGCTGGCCGCCCGCTGTACAAGACCTCTGGCGGCTTGCACTGGTTGCAGTTCGACGGGGTGGATGACTATTTGTCGCCGACTTTATTGAACCTTGGTTCAGCATACTCAATGTTTACTGGCATTGAGGCCAGCACCGTTGCTGTTGGTGATCGCACAGTATTTTCACAAAGAAGTAATATAACAGGGCAGCCCATCAAGTGTTCGCTGGACATATCAGGTGATCTTCTAAGAGCCTATATCCGCGACGACGGGGTGACTGGTGGGGAGTGCACCTACACTATCCTTGCAAATACCAAATATGTAACGCTAAATGACTATACAGCAGGTGCTCAAAAGCTCCGGGTCAATGCGGTTCAAAGGATGACGAAAGCATTAACACTTGGGACAACCTCTGTAAATAGAAACAATATCGGGGCTAATGCGTTATCTACCACAACTGAATTCTTAAATGGTCACGTTTATAGCCTAATCATCCGTGGCGCTCTCAGCACCACACAGGAAATCACCGACACGGAAACGTGGGTAAATGGAAAGACGGGGGCTTACTAACATGCCTGAACAAACAAAAGTGGTTGGCGAAGTTTTCGAATTCATGGAGTTGAACGGTAGGACCGTCATGTATGTCGACCTGCCCGTTGGCTCCAAATTCAACGAAGGCGACAAGGTTGAAATTACGCTAACCAAAAAGGAGGATGTGGCATGAGCATGGTGGCAATTATCCCAATCGCCAATATCCTGACAGCCAACGACACGCTGAACAACACCGCCAACACTCCTGGCAAGAAGTCGCACGGCCCGAACAATTTCTCGGTGCCAGCCTATACCGGTGCAGCGGCAACACATGGCGCCCTGCACTCTTGGAGCGATCCTGAGTTCGAGGCGGATGTGAAGGCAATCGCCAACGTCGTGTGGGAAATCTCTGAGGGCGATCCTGTCACCCGGACGCAAGCACTGATTACCGCCCAAGGGGCGAAGTGGGGCGCACAGGCATCGCAACTGCCAAGCACCGGCAACGTCACGGCGGGCAGCCTGTATCAGTTCGACAGCCTGCTGTGGTCCGTCATCCAGACGTTCAACCGCACGACCTACAGCGCGCATCCAAGCACCTATCCGGCGCTGATCCGTCGCGTGCATACGCCGGGCGAGTTACAGCCGTGGGTGCAGCCAATCGACCAGTATGATGCATATAAGCTGGTCAATCCCTTCAACGGCAAGCCGGACCAATGCACCTATGGCGGCTTTACGTGGAAAGTGACGCAGGCCGATGGCTCGGGTAACAACGTCTGGCAACCCGGCGTTTTTGGATGGACCAAGACATGACAATCATCACACGCGCCGGCAAGGGCAGCGAACTATCCCACGCCGAACTCGACGGGAATTTCGTCGATCTCGATACGCGTACCGGTCCCGGCTGGAAGGATTTGACGTGTTCGATTTCTGCGGCACCTGGTGGCGCTGCGGCGCCCGTATTGACCAATTTTCAGTCAGCCGGAACGCTCCAGCGCCAGGAATATGCCTTTGCGGTCAATGATTACGTGTGGCTGTCGCCGTTCCATGTCAATCACGACATCAAGGCCGATGGCACGTCAAAGGCTTATCTGCACGTCCATTGGGCAACCAGCGGCACAAGCGTGGCGACGGTAAAGTGGGAATTCCACGTCCAGCGCGCATTGCGGACCGCTTCGCCCGCGGTTTCCGGCATGGTGTTCGGACCGCCCGAAGTGTATGAAGTCGAAGCGGCACCGTCGGGAACGGCCTGGCAGCATCTGGTGACCGAGGTATCCGACATCCAGGCGCTGACGCTTACCTCCCCCGACGAGTTGATCCTGGTTTCGCTGCGGCGCGTAACCAATGGCGGAACGGATAACGTCAATACCGTCTTCGGGTTGATGGTGGATATGCACTACGAGAAGGAGCGCGATGCCACGCCGAATAAAGCCGCACCGTTCTGGGACTAAAACATGGCCTATGTTGCAACCGGATATGTAGCCGCCGGCTATGTTTCCGAAACAGCAATTCCCGACGGCTATCCGTTGCCATCCGACGTTCGCCTCGGTGTGACCTACGGACCAAGCTATGAATATACGGGCACATACGTTACGGCAAACGCCGGCGCAATTTCCGATGCAATCATCGCTGCCGCTCAGGTTTCGCCGATCTATTCGGATATTCGCAAGGTTAATAATCTTGCTGTTGATGGCACAGGAACAGAAGGCGACCCTTGGGGGCCGGTCTAAGTGAGCGCATGGGGTAACTCATGGCTCAGAGCCTGGGGTAATTCATGGGGGCCGGTCTGGAGACCTACAGGCGGCGGGGATGATTCACACGTTGATCTCGTCAAACTACGTGAAGGAATCAAACGGGCGCAGGAAGAACGCGACCGGCTAGAAGCTGAACGTATTGCAGAGGCACAACGCGAAGCCGCCGAAGTATTGGCGCGACTCGCTAGGGCGAATGAGCCGGGACCGTTTGAGCCTGTCCGTATTCCTCTCCCGGAAGCGGTTGAGCCTGAGCCAGTTGGCTACAATTTGTCACCGACTGAATTCAAGTCGGTTAATGCCATCGTTTCTCAAGTCTCCATCGGCGCGCAGGCGATTGAATATGACGCCCTCGCAGCACAAGCCATCGCGCTCAACATGCGCCGCGCACGCGATGAAGATGAGGCGCTTGCACTGATAATGATTCTTGCGGAGTTTGACGATTGATGGCCACGGTTAATGAAAAACTCCAGACGGCGGCAATCGACCACTCGCATGACCTGATCCGCTATCAGAATCAGGTGGTCTATAAGGTCCTTGCGCTACTGAACCGCACGGAAAAGGATTTGTTTGCGCAAATCCAATCTACCTTGATGCGACTGCCGCCGGAAGCCTTCACGGTGGAGCGGCTGGATTCTCTGTTAGTTTCCGTGCGCGATATCAATTCGGCGGCATACAAGAAGATCCGGTTTGAACTCCAAGCCGAACTTGGCCAGCTTGTCGCGTATGAAGCGGGCTACCAGGCGCAACTATTCGAAAACACGCTGCCCGTCACCTTGCAAGTAGCAACCGTTCCTGTCGCTCAAGTCGTATCGTCGGCCATGTCCAGGCCATTCCAGGGCCGTCTGTTGTCCGAATGGATGGCAGGGCTTGAGGCAGATAAGGCCGCGAAGATTCGGGACGCTATCCGTATCGGCTACGTGGAAGGCCAGCCCATTGCGGATATTGTGCGGCGCATCAAAGGGACCAAGGCTAGGCAGTATCAGGACGGGATCATTGAGATAACCCGTCGCAATGCAGAAACGGTTGTACGTACTGCCATCTCACACACCGCCAACCATGCGCGGCAGAAGTTCGCAGAGGCAAATAGCGATCTGGTCAAGGGCGTGAAATGGGTTTCCACACTAGACGGGCGAACCTCTGAAATCTGCCAGGCTAGGGATGGAGAAGTATTTCCCGTCAATTCAGGCCCGCGACCGCCAGCGCACCCGAACTGCCGATCAACGACCACCTATGTGCTAAAGTCATTCAAGGAATTGGGCGTTGATCTTCCCGAGTTTGTGGAATCAACTAGGGCAAGCATGGATGGCCAGGTGCCTGCGAAGATGACTTACAATGAATGGCTGAAGGGTAAGGATGCCAAAGACCCATCATTCACCGATGGCGTGCTAGGCCCGACAAGAGCTAAACTATTCAGGGCAGGGATGCCGGTAGATCGCTTCGTGAATCGTGCCGGTGACAGATTGACGCTAGACGACCTCCGCAAGCGTGACGCGGAATACTTCAGGAGGGCTGGAATATGAACATGACTGCGATTCAAAAGGCGGTTGCATCTAGTAGGCAAATCCCCAAACAAGTGCGCGAGCCAAAGAAGACAACTGGCGCTGACACTTGCCCTGAGTGCCAATCTAATGATTGGTTTGAAGTAAAGACAGGCAGTGCAGGCGAAGAGCCGTCAGACCTTCGTTGCTGCACAGATTGCCTTGTTCGTGGGAAATTGATTACTTGGTAAATGCTTAAAGTAGTTGCCGACAACGCCGAACCAGACAAGCCCAAGCGTGTCAGGCTATCATCTGTCGCCAAGTATTGCCCGGCCTGCCAGTCGAATACCTGGATTCTGGTCAATATCGGTCCTGCCAATGTCATCGCAGGAACCAGGCCGGCAAGGATGCGATGCTGTGTTCATTGTTTGAGCAAAGGTAGCGTTATAACGTGGTAGTTGCATTCCGCATAATCCCGTGCTAGATTAGCGCCGTGGCGGATTCGTTCGCCTAGAGATTCATAAAGCCCCGCACCGTAACAGGTGTCCGGGGCTTTTCTTCGTCCATCGTCAGGCGATGGATAGCAGCAAACGGCCAGGCCGTATCACTCCCAAGGGGAAACCATGTCAGACCAGAACGACCAAGCAACCGTCGCGCCCGAAATTCAGGCGCTCATTGATTCCGCAGTCGCGGGATTGAAATCGAAAAACTCCGAAATCCTCGGATCGCTGAAGGCGACCAAGGAACAGCTTGCACGATTTGAAGGTATCGACCCCGATGCCATGAAATCACTGCTGGCGAAATTCTCGGAAGACGAAGACGCGGCGCTTATCAAGTCGGGAAAGATTGACGAGGTTATCAACAAGCGCACCGAACGCATGAAAGCCGGTTACGAGGCCGAAACGCAAGCCGAGCGCGCCGCCCGCGAGTTAGCAGAAACGCGGGTTAAGGCATTCAGCAAGCGCGTACTCGAAAACAGCATTCGTGCAGAGGCCGGAACGGCGGGCCTTTATCACTTCGCCGTGGAAGATGCCCTCTATCGCGCCGGTTCCATGTTCGTCATTGACGACAACGGAAACGCCGTCGCGGCTGAAGGCGTACTCGGCAAAGACGGTAAGCCGCTAACGCTCAAGGAGTGGTTCGGCGACATGAAAAGCAAAGCACCGCACTGGTTCCAGGCCAACGCCTCGGGATCTGGTGCAACCGGAAACAACCAGGGCAAGGGATCAGCCAAGCAAATGACCCGCGCCGAATTCGACACACTCAGCCCGAAAGAAAAGATGAGCGTATCGAAGTCTGGAATCGAAATCATTTAACTAGGAAAACATCATGGCCAATACCATCACCAACCTGATCCCCGAGCTTTACGAGTCGCTTGACGTTGTGTCCCGCGAACTCGTCGGCTTCATTCCCGCCGTTACGCTCGATGCGATGGCCGAACGCGCCGCTGTCGATCAAACCATCCGTTCTTTCGTTGCTCCGGCTGCCGCTGCAGGTAACATCGCCGCCGCTGCGACTTCGCCCGATGACGGCGACCAGACCATCGGTAACATTACGCTGGCCATCACCAAGGCCCGCCGCGTTCCGATTCGCTGGAATGGTG